TACCGCAGCCGCCAACCAGGAAGCCTGACAGAACGGGATGGATACGGGGCTAAGGTGACACCGACCGGGCGGAGCGATCCGCCCGGTTTTTTCATGGCGGTTGCTGTGCTCAGGTCCGGTGCTGTCCTCAAAAGTGGACAGTGTGCGGAGGAATGTTCGGAGCGCGTTATTGCTCGCTTCGCTCGCACGCGCATATCCATGCAGATAAGGATCGCTCACGCGAAATTCTCCAGACCCCACCCCTCCCTCTGCGGTACTCGCTCCGCTCGTAACATCGTACCCCACCCCTCCCCCCAAGACCCCACCACCGTAGGACCCGAACCTGACACCCTATACGCCCCAAAAAATGTGTCCAAAATCCCACCATTGACTCCACTTAGCGAGTCTCCGTAGAATCCACGGTGAGGTGGTTCCGTGCATGAAACTCCCCGCCCCACCCCTCGAAGTGCGCGTCACCTGGCTGGACGCCAGCATCTCCATCGGCGAAAACGCCACCCCCTTCACCCCGCGCGGCGAAGTGCAAAACCTCGACCTCAAGTCCCAGCTCGTCCGGACGCGGGGCCTCCTCATCGACCACACCGGCCCCAACCTCGTCCTCGCAGTGGACGACGGAGCCCCCGACGGGGACCTGGAAGCTCGCTCCTTCCAGCGAATCCCCATCAGCCTCGTCATCCTCGTCGAAGAACTCCGACCCCGACGGACCTGGCGTGGGCCGCTGGGCTCTTGGACGGCGAAGGGTGCCTCTCCTACTCGAAAGCGGCGAACCAAATCTCGTTCCGCTGCACCATGAGCGACGCCCGCTCCGTCCGCCGCCTCCACCGCATCTTCCCCACCGGCTTCCTCGTCCAACGACCGCCCCGCTCCCCCCGCCACAAACTCCAGCACGAGTGGGGCCTCTACAACCTGCCCAACCTCGTCCCCGTCCTCACCGCACTCGCGCCCTACACCACACGCCTCCAACCGCAAATCCGCGCGGTCCTGCGGTTCGCTGCCCTTCACGAAAGCCGTCAAGGTGTGCCATACTCCAAACGAGAGAAACAACTACGCGCCGCCCTCTACCAACGGCTGCGCGACCTCAAACGGAGGTAGCCACATGGCGAAAGGAATCGAGGGACTCCCGCCCGAAGGGCCAGGTCCCGAAGGAACGCACCGTGGACGCGGCTCGATGGCCGAGTCCCTCCTGACCGGCACGTACGACCGGATCCCCAACACGGTCCCCCTGGACCTCAACCACCAGACGCCCCTCCAAACCGGCGTCCCCATGACCCAGCGTGCCGCCGATGACATGATGGAGGAAGACCTGTGAGGCTGCCCGCCGAGATCAAGACCCCACTCCGCCCCACCCAAGTAGCGGGACTCCGGACTGCGGGTCGCACTCTCCGAACTCGGCCAGCTCCTGTGAGGTGATACACCGTGAAGATGGAAAAGTTCCCAGACCCGACGAAACCCGTGTACGCGCCCCGCGACCGGCGGAAGGAAGCACGGTACCGCACGACCATGCGGAACCCCACCAACCCCCGCGCGTACCTGCCCCCCGCCAGCAAGAACGGTGGGGGCGAGCAGAGCAATCCAGCTCCACGACCCGGCCCCCGTAACGACATCACGTCGGAGTGAAGGGTAGGACCGGATGAAAGAGCTGCGTCGGCTACTTGGGGAAGTGGGAAAGCGATCGTTCTGGTGGTACCTGTGCTACGGCTTCGGTGCGCGCCCGTACTGTCTGGACAACCCCCAAGACAACTGGCTCGACGTGGACCTGCATGGTCGGTACGCCCGGTGGATCGGCGCCCACATCCTTGAGTGGATGGCGTGGCGCCGCGCCGGTATCCGTCGGCCCAAGAAGCTCATCACGATCGCCTTCCGTGGGTTCGGCAAGTCCACGATTGGGGCGGCCGTCGATCAGTGGATCCACCTCCTCGACCCCAACATCGCCGAAGTGGTCAGCTCCTACGACATCGACAAGTCGAAGGAGTTCGTGCAGATGACCAAGACCGTGTGGGAGGGCCTCAACCAGTACGGCCTCTTCTCCGACCTGTACGGGGTGTGGGCGCCCACCGGCCTCGACAACCGAAAGTGGGCGGACGGGCTCCTCACCCACGCCGAACGGCCCAACCCCACCCTCCGCGACTACAGCATCCGCGCGACCAGCGTGACGAAGGGTGCGACGGGTGGCCGACCCGACTACTTCCGGCTCGATGACCCCATCGTCAAGGAGAAGTTGAAGGAGGAGCGGACCTGGGTGTTCCAGGCCCTGGAGCACCTGGACTCCATGAAGTTCGCCCAGAAGTCGAACGCCCTCACCCTGGTGCAGTTGACGCCTTACGTGGAGGGGGACGTGGCGGCCCGCGTCATGCGGGAGGAGGGCATCGCGTCGTGGAGCGGGTGCCCAGCCCCCCGTGAGGGTTTCTACAAGGAGGGCGGGCCGTGGCACGTGTGGTTCCAGCCCGTCCGGGGCGCAGATGGGCGGAGCGTCATCCCGCAGGTCTACCCCGACGACTACCTGATGGAGTTGGAGGAGGGGGACCCCGACGACTTCGCCTCGCAGATGATGTGCGACCCCGCCAGCAGCAAGAACATGCCGCTGACGGACGACGACGTGAAGTATTTGTGGGTCGAGCCCGACCACATTCCACGAAACCTCCAGGTGAGCGTGCACTGCGACACCGCATTCAAGGATCCGAAGCGCGCGGGCCACGGCGACTACAACGTCATCCAGATTTGGGGCCACGATCGCGTCAGCGGGACCGTCTACTACCTCGACGGGTGGCGATCGAACACCGCGAGCGGGTCGGATTTCATGGAAAAGCTCGTGATCATGCTCCAAGAGCTGAAAAGGCGGCGTGCTTGGCCCTTCGTCGTGACGGACGAGCGGGTCGGAGGCGGCAAAGAGGGCCTTTTCGAGCAGTTTTTGGTGGAGGCATGCCATAAACACGGCATTCCGAGCCCCAACCTGCTGCTCGTGAGGCGGTCCACCAGCAAGGAAGACCGCATTTTGCAGGCGGTGTACGGCTGGAAGACCGGAAAAGTGCGGCTCGTGCGGGGTGCGGGGGCCGTGCAAGAGCTGGTGTACGAGATGACGCACATTGGATTCGCGAAACGGGACATGGCGGACGCAGGTGCGGACGTGTTTCACCCCGATGTGTACACGCCACCACCCACGACGGGTGGGGATCAGCCGGTCGATCGTGGTCGGCCATACGACGAGTTGATGTGGACACCGCCCGGTGAGTGGCGAGACGTGGACATTCGGACGATTTACGATGAACTCGATGAGCGGCCCCAGTGGGACGGGTCCGTTCACTGACGATTGGAGAGCGCGTGGGTGTGGTGGTTTGGGACAGTGAGGCTCTTGAGTCGAAGGATGACCGAGAAGACTGGACGATGTTCAAGACGCACGCGGGGATCAGCGTTGCGTGTGTGATCGAGGCGGAGACGGGCCTCCCGACGTTCTACACGGCGGGCGACGCGGAGGGCCACGACATCGAGGCACTCGCAAAACGGCTTGAGGCGGCCGAGTCCGTGGTATCCTTCAATGGGTTGCAGTACGATAATGTCGTGCTGGGGTGGACATTGGGACGACGGATCAACATACGGCACAACTGCGACCTGTACGCGAGGATTCGGAAGGCGTGTGGCCCGGAGCGGTGGCCGAAGGGAAGCTGGAAGTTGGACCGGATCTGCCAGGACACGCTGGGGTTCGGCAAGACGGAGCCCGACGGGGCGAGCGCGCCGGGTCTGTGGAAGGACGGGGAGATGGGGAAGCTGTTCACGTACGCGTTTCGGGATACGTGGTTGACGTGGCGGCTCTACCTGCACGGGAAAGAGGCGGGTTTCGTCGTGGATCCCAACGGACGTGAATTGGGGGTGAGCTTCTGATGGCGTATCGAAAGCGAGAAGGTGAGGTGAAACGTGCGGCCACCCCTGCGGAACGACGGGAGCAGTACGTCAATCTGGCAACACAGTCGTTCGAGCTGAGTCGGGACCATTTCCAGCCGTGGTACACGAAGGCGGCGAAGTGGTACAAGCTGTACCGTGGGTACAAGCAGGGCAAGCTGATTCCGTACCGCAACAACATCGCGATCCCCATCCTGTTCAGTATGGTCCAGAACAACACGGCGCGCATTGTGGATATCTCGCTCGGTGGGAGCGGGGAGCCCATCACGTTCATGGCGGGTGGGCCAGAAGATCAGGTGATCGCGCGGAAGCGGACCGCCCTCAACGCGGCGCAGTTCGAGGATGCAGACATTTTCGATGTGAGCACGCGGATGTTGGTGGGGGCGAGCGTGTTCGGGACGAGCGTGGCGAAGTACACGTGGGCCGTGGAGCGGGAGCAAATCTACTTCCGGGCGGATCTCGGCGCAGGTGAAGCCGAGTACACGGGGGAAGAGTTCACATTCGATGGGCCGGTCGCACGGTACGTCAGGATGCGGGACTTCTTCCCACAGCCCGGTGTCGCGCGGATCCGCGACATGCGGTGGGTGGTGGAGCGGTTCTTCCTCGATTTGGAGGACATCAACCGGCTCGCGGAGGATGGGTTCTTCGAGAAGGCGGGCGCTGCCGAAGTGCAGATGGACCCGAAGGCGCGCCAACAGCCCCAGGACGCGACGTTGGTGGGGTACGAGAACCCCGCGAGTGAGCGGATCGAGGGCGATTGGGGCACGACGGACTACGAGAAGCCCATCGAGATCTTGCAGTTTTGGGGACGGGTTCCCCGTGCGTTGGGTAAGGAGGGGCAGGTCAACCTCGTCATTACGGTGGCGGCCCGCAAGCACCTGTTGAGAGCGGGACCCAACCCGTTCGGTCGGCTGCCGTTCGGGGAGTTCGCGCCGATCCCCGATCCCGACTACTTCCATCGGCCGTCGATGGTCGAGAGTGTGGAGAAGTTGCAGACGGCGAGCAACGCGATGGCGAGCCAGAAGCTCGATGCGTTGCAGCTGGCGACGGACCCGGTGTTCCTGGTGAACAGTCGTGTCCTTCCAGATACGCGGAAGTGGTGGGTGCGGCCCGGCGGGCTGTTGCGCGTGGAGGGTCCGATCGACGGGAACATCGCGCCGTTGTCGATGGACCTGCGGGGCTTGGCGAACACGTACACCGAGCTTGAGCAGCAGATGCAGTGGATGGAGCAGGGCACGGGCATCATCAGGGATGCGATGCAGGGCTTCAGTGGGCCAGACCGTGAGACGGCGCGGGGGTTCGTGGGTCGGCAGACGGCGGCGAACATCCGGACGTTGATGGGGGCGAGGCTGTTCGAGCGGCAGTTCCTAGAGAAGACGGCGAACTGGTTCGTGCAGCTGAATCGGAGGTACCTGACGTTCCCGCACCAGTTGAGGGCGATGGGGACGAGTGCGTTGCTGGACCCGCTGACGTTCAGGCCGATCCCGATGGAGGGGGACACGCTCGGGGTGAACGAGATGTTGCCCGACTACGAGGCGCGGGCGATGGGCTCGTTGCGGGGCGTGGACCGGGATACGCACTTCCAGAAGCTGTTGCAGGTGATGCAGGTGGCAGGGAGCAACCCGGTGATGGCGCAGTTCGTCAACTGGGTCCTTATGCTGCGGCACATTATGCTGCTGAGTGGGGTGCCGAACGCGGACGAGCTGATGGGCACGGACGCGGTGATCCTGAACTTGGCGGCCCAGATGCAGCAGGCCGCGATTGGTGGAGAGGGTGAGAGTGGGGTGCCGAGTGCTCGGCCGAAAGAGTTAGGAGCGGTGGGATGAAGTGGTGGAACCCGTTTGCGAAGCGGGGAGTTCCGCAGGACGCTGAGGAGGAGTTGAGGCGGGGCCGGACGTTGTATGAGGCGTGGCTGGCCGTGGAGAAGAGTCAGGCGTTCGCGGTGTTGAGGGAGGAGATCGGGGACCAGCTGAGGTCGCAGATGAATCAGGTGGCCGCGAGCACCTTGCCGCAAGCGGATTATGCCCGGATCACGGGCCGAATCGAGATGTTGTTGTGGATGGCGGACTTGCCGACCAGCCGCAAGAACCACTATGATGAGATGGTTCGCCAGGCCGCCGAGGGAGAGTCCCTGAAGCGGGGGCCGTGGGTGGACGTGTGAGGTCGGACAACCCGACCGAGGGTGGTGGATGGATCATGGCGGACAACCCGCAAGAGGAACTCTGGTTCGGAAAGTACAAATCACGCGAGGAAGCCGAGCGTGGGTTTCGCAATACGATCGCAGAGTTGGACAAGTGGAAGAGTGTGGCTTCAACGAGCCAGGAACAGATGAAGATTTTGCAGCAGGCGAACGAGCAGCTGAGGCAATTCCAGGCATCAGAGCCCCAGCCGGGCAGGACTCGGGAGGAGGACCTGTACGATGACGAGGGACGACTGGATGTGCATGCGCTTCAGAAGGTGATCGACGCCAAGCAGAAGCCTGTCATCGAGGCGTTGCAGAGGATTCCGGACCTGATCACGGAGCAGGTGCGGGGCTTCTTCGGGCCGATCGAAGGTTCGTTGAGGGCCAAGAAGGAGTTCTTCGGACGGGAGGATGTGGACCAACGCTTCACCGACCGGGAGTTGGAGAAGGTGTTGGCGCGGAATCCCGGGATCAACAAGGCGTTCGAGAAGCTCTTGGCGGATCCCGAGACGCAGGGAAGTGCGTACGAAGTGGCGTACGACCTGTGGAAAAGCACGATGGGAAAGGCGCAGCCGTCGGACAACCCGCAGCGCCGAGCGGACAAGATTGCCGCGAGTGAGCCGATTGGCAACAGTGGACCACCCCTGGCCAATGAGGGAGAACCCAACACGAAGGGTCTGATGGAGGCCAGTCAGCGGGTTCAGAACCTTGGGTCACCGGACGCGGCACTTGCGTTTGCGCGTGAGTGGATCAAGGGATCGAAACTCCAGAGCGAGATCGAGGCTCTACGCCCGGAATGGGCAGGCAGAGACGACGAGTAGGGTCGTCCTGCGGAGGTGACGTTCGATGGCTGACATCGGAACCGCGTATTTGTATGGAATCGGAGCTGGCTCTGTGAACCGCGAAAGTGTCGCGGACATGGTTGTCAACACGGATCCATTCGATACGCCTCTTCACAACCTGGCGCCCAAGGTGGCGGCCAGGCACACGACCGAGGAATGGCTGGAGGATACGCTCGCAGCCACGTCCACGGCGGGTCGTCCGGAAGGTCAGGCGTTCAACGCCGACACCGTGGCGGCCGCATCGCGGAAGATCAACATCACGCAGATTTTCGGGAAGCACGTTGCCGTATCCGAAACCCAGCAGGTGGTTTCTCCGTACGGATTCAGCGACACGTTCCTGTACGAAGTGATGAAGGGAACCCGCGAGGTCATGCGTAACATCGAGAATCGGCTGTTCGCCGGTTCGGACGGGTCCGTCGTGGGTACCGTGAAGGCCATCTCGGCCGACGGTACGGCGCGTGTGATGAAGTCGCTGGACGACTTCCTGACCACGAACAAGCACCACGCGGGTTCGACGGCTCTCGGATTCTCCGCGATGCAGGGCTCGGCGGCCGCGTCGCTGAACGAGGGTTGCTTCAACGCGATGCTTCAGAAGATCTACGAGAATGGTGGCAATCCCGGTTGGTGTTTCGCTGGTCCCGCTTACAAGCGGAAGATCAGTGCATTCGCTGGGAACCCGCTGGTCACGGGGTCGGCGAGCATCACGCTGAACATCAATGCGAGTGAGCAGGCGATCATCAGGTCGATCAACTCGTACCTGAGCGATTTCGGGCTCATCAACATCGTGCTGGACCGGTGGGCTCCGGTGTCGAGTGCGGCCACGGGCGCGAATAGCCTGAAGGGTCGTATCTACTTCTTGGAGCTGCCGAGAGTGCAGATCGCTTACCTCCGTCCGCTGCGGTTCCGTCGGCTCGCTGCCGATGGCGATCGGGTGCGCGGAATGGTTGTGGGCGAGTTGACGCTCAAGGTCATGGCCGAGAAGGGCAGTGGTGTGATGTACGGGATCTCGACTGCATGAGCAAGTTGACGATCATCAGTCGTCGGTCCGGTGAATGGGCTGCCAACGCGATTGCGGAGGGGGCACTTCGTGCTCCCTCTGCAAGTCGCCATCGTGGGATGATGAACTGGTGGTCCAAGATGGGGTTCTTGGATCAGGAATCGTTCAAGGGTATGCTGACTTCGGCTCCGAAGGGCTACCACTGGATTGCCAGCTTCAGTGATGCGGAAGCGACGGTGTTGTATAAGTTGCATCCCGAGCTGTTTGATGATACGACTGGGGAGTCGATGAAGCGGTTCTTGCAGTCGCAGGAAGGACGGCGGTGGGCGGTGCCTGGCAACAAGGTCGTGAAGCTGACGCACTCCGCGAATATCCAGGGGAAGTGAAAGGGTAGGATTGTGCATACTCCTCCTCGATTGTTTGCTCACTCCAGCAGCAAGCTCAATGCGAATTATTACTATCGTGTGACCGTGCCGACCATGTGGTTGGAGCGGGCGCATAAGGCGCAGGTGTACCACGGAGCGCCGTGGGAGCATAAGACTGCGGCTGATCTTGCGTCGTACATCAAGGGAATTGCGGTGCAGGACGTGAGTTTGTTCTTTGCGGTGGGCGGGAAGATGACGTTGAAGACGTTCGACTTGGTGCGGCATGCGGACGATTACACGGAGGATGGGAAGAAGCTCAGGCCGAGCGTGTTGATCGCGGATCTGGACGACAACATCGATTTTGTGCATCCGATGAACCCGGTGTTCTTTCATCTGGGGACGCGGCTGCCGGACGGGACGTTGTTGGTGGATCTGTTGAAGAAGGGCGATGATGCGCTGTACATCAAGTTGGATGCGACGGGTGAGCAAGTTCCGTTGTGGCAGAATGGGAAGGATGGGTTTGACATCAAGCGGAACTGGGATGGGATCCGGACGTTGAACAACTGCTTGCAGTGGGCGCACGCGGTGACGTTCACGACGGATCGGTTGCGGCGATACTACGTGGAGAATTATGGGTTGAAGGAGACGTATGTGTTGCCGAACAGCGTGGAGTTCGGGGAGTACGAGGACATCAGGTTGGCGAAGGATCCTGGGGTTGTCCGGGTGTTGTGGCAGGGTGGGAGCAGTCATTGGCAGGACTTGTATCCGATGCAGCGGACGTTGGAGGCAGCGAGCAAGCAGTTTCCGGAAGTGAAGTGGGTGTTCTGGACGGACAAGATGTATGACTGGGT